TTATACGAGCATCTTAACCGGTTATCCTTATCGAGGGTGAGTTCAAAATACGTACTAATCATCTTTCTTAGTGAGCGAATGGTTTGTACTAGTCGGGCCTCCTCTGAATTGTATTTTTTGATAAGACGCTTCATGGCCTTATCATCTGCGGTGATGGATATCTTTCGCTCACCGGTCTTGGGATCTTTGGTCTTCTTTGTAATAGGGGCATAGCCCTTTACATGGTAGAAGTAGTGGATGCATGCTTTAGGACTATTCACATTTAATGGATACCCTACGATTTCATCCAACTTCTTTTGAGCCTCAATAAGTGATTTATTTGCCTCATCCTTACAACTGGATAACGACTCGAGGTCAACTCGTATTCCTCTCATTTGCATATACAAAAGAGGGTTAATGAGTCTCCTTGATAACTCATATGTATCCTTGTTTCCATACTTAACCAGCTCGGCCGACACTAGATCATTTACTTCCATCGTCACTGCCGCGTCCTTGGCATTATAGACGAAGAACTGGTTAATATCCCCATTAGTACCGGCTTTGATATCTTGAAACCATTGCTTACCGTCGTCTTTGTAGTAGGGCTCATTGGTGTATATGGAAGTGAGGAATGCCAAGCCCTTAGGGAAATCCGGATAGTTGATGTGATGCTTAATCATGGTATCGTGGATATATCCTCTGGTGATTATCCTATTCCTTACGAGAAGAAAGTACATATCGAACATTCCATTCTGGAATACTTTCTCAATATTAGGATCACCAAGGATATCATCGAGTTGGAGCCATATCTCTAGTTCCTCGTCCTCAGTCCAGTAGTCATAAAATGGTATACTCATACAATGATATGGGGTGGTGGCGATACCGATACAACTGACTTCGTTTCTAGCAGTCTCGATATCAACTGATAACTGAGGAGCTTGCTTGGCTAGTTTGAGGAAATCCATCACCTCCTGGAACGTCGGCGATACTAATAGATCTCTCTTTGGGTATTCGATATCTGGAAAGTCAGATTGCTCTAGGGCTTTCTTACAATCGGATTGGATGTAGTATCTATACAGATACTGCCTAAGAGCTACCTTTGGAGATATCGTAGGGATACACTTGATTGCTGGACTCAATTTATTAGCTGGAATAATTGAGCCCCTAATTTTCGTAACTGACTTCAATTCAGTCAATGCTTGGATAGGTATTTCTCCTAATAAAATCAATACATTAGGAGGCTCAGGCATTTCATTAATGGTCTTTCGAAGCTCCATCACCTGTTCCATACCCTGAGTGGTAAAGCCACCCTTGGGAGTCCAGAACCTACTAATAGATACCTGAGTGCATGGCTCGGTTATGGTATGAAGGATAGAGCAGGCACCAATAGATATTCCGATACTTCCTAGTGCTTGGATAAGCACTCCCATTTCGGCTTCACTGAAAGGCCTTCCATGTTCGATATCAGCTTCATATCGGAAATCACTGACCAAACAAATCCTACTGCCCGGGCGTATGAACTGTTGAGTGTTGAGCATTGGTATTTCCAGGAACGACATATATACCTCCTTGGTCCAATAGATATTCGCGGTCTAGCTCATGGACTAATATTCCAAGATCTGCCGCGAATACCCTTCTTCGTTCTATATCTTCATAACATAAGTGAGGGTACTCTACCTGATACGACTCGGGAGTTAGACAATAGATATTGTATATTAGTCCAGTCTGATGAATAAACGATAAACATTGGAGGCAGGGTATCTCAGACCAGACAAATAACTCAGCTATTATATCCCGGTGAGATTGCCTCAAGCACATAGTGATGGCACTTACCTCAGCATGTACCGCTGGGCATACACCCTTTAATCTAGTACACTCTTTGCATACGATAGCAGGACTATTGTAGCCGATATAATAGGTCTTGTATGTATGAACTACCGCACCGATACGCCTTCGTTGACATCTGCTACTCCTAGCTGATTCCCTCGCTAAGAGCATACCGTTGATGAGTCCTTTATCCATATTAACCTCCGAATAATTCATGAGCTCGTACTAGATATCTCTTCTTGACTTCATCATTTAGATCGTAGCCTTTACAAGTTCTATCAATCATCAGAGCTGCGAGGATGTCATTTCCACTTCCAAGAAACGGGCTGAGGATGTTGGTGCCTGGAGTGGTGAAGGTCTTATAAATATCCAGCATCAATTCAATAGGCTTTTCAGTAGGATGGATCTTCTTATCGCTACTCAACTTATTGAATTGAAACATATTAGTACGCCCTCTCTTCTGGAGGACCGGATTGCCTTTCTTACAAATAAAGAAAGGTTCGTAGCATCTACCAAGGTAAAACTCCACATTATTAGTTTGGGCACTACCCTCACCGGCATACCATATGGCAGGGATAGGGTCAACATCCCAGCCACATTCAACTAATGCTTTATAGAGGGCGTCATAGTGCTGAATAGCAAACCACCAGGTCATGAAGCAATCATCTACAATACGATAACATTCTCGCATTACTGCCTTGCATTTATCAAGGAACTCTTCGGATGCCCACTCGATGTAGTTATGCTCGATAGATTGTTCACCGGCCTGGAGTTTCTTGATACGATTGAGGTCGATACCGTATGGGGTATCTACATTGATTAGACCAAAGTTAGATCTAGGATGATTCCTTAGGGATTCAATAGCATCTCCTACGATAAATGATACATCAGCTATTTGAAACTTATCACTGAAGTCATTATCCTGTCGGGCACGTTCAGTCAACTCGGCTACAATTGCCTTCTCTTGAATTTGCTTTAGTTTCTTACGAGCGTCATCTTTGGTTTTGCAGTTAGCAATCTCAGGAATGGCCTTCATAGCCTGGGCTAATGTACGGTCTATGGATAAATTAGCAGGGCTTTCGCCAAGCATTTCAGCTATTTCCCGTTGGCTAATGCCCTTGCCATCTTGACCTTGACCGGGCTTTTTTGCGCCATACAACTCTATCTTCACCCTAACTATTTCATCCTTGAGAGCTACTTCTTCCTGCCAGGTCATATCCTCCCTCTGGATATTCTCATCCAGTTCCATTTCTCTCAACTTCAAATCATCTATATAGTTTTTGCGAACACACTGGACCTTTTTCCATCCGAGAGATTTTATTGCCTGCAGCCGACGGCCACCGGCTATTAGACGGTTGTTCTCGTCTATTACTAAGTAATGCATGAGGCCATGTTTACGGATAGATGCGGCTAGCTCCTCAATATTATCATACTGCTGCCGATATCGGTCTCCTATATCAATCGAATCAACCTCAATCAGTTCCACCCGTACGCGGGGATCTACAAAATCCATAGTAGGTTCAGTTGTATCAGTCATTTTGACCTCCTATTCAGCTAATAAAAGAGAACGTAGTTTAGCCAGTTCTTCTGGCGAGAGTTTCTTCAAAAAATCAGCTGCGTCTTTTTTGGTCTTCTTCTTTTCGGTCCTTTGGACTAGGGTATCTTCGGTAGTTCTGTTATGTCTGATAGTTCTGAGCATTGCTCTTAGCTCATCCGTAGACATATCTTTTAGAGATGTGATTCCTAATTCATCTTCGAGCCGCATGACGTCCTCCTTGCTACTTCTTCAGTTATGGAAACCTTATCTGTCATTATCAAATCCACCGCCTGGTGGCCATGCTGGAAGATATACGATACGAATTGTTTCAAGAGAATCCTAACTATCTCCGAACGTGTACCCCAGGGAAGACACATATCTAACTTGTGGTCTAACTCATCATCTATTTCTACATTCAATCGAGGCATTTAGTTACCTCCTATTTACGTTTTATATCTGTCATGATATCTTGAATTTCTTCCAATATTTTGAGAGCTCTTTCCGCCATATCTTTGATACTATTTTCTTCTAGTGGTTCAGTTAGTCCTGGGTCTTTGTATGTAATAGTATCATCTACATTCATATGAACAGGGCCACATTCCATTCCTATATCGAGAAACTTATTAGGCATGTTCATGTTATAAACCCTGAGACAATCTACTATGCCAGACTCAATCATCTTTAATACCTGATTCCCTCTTACGGCTACGCAGCCATCTGAAGTTGCGTATAGTTCTACATAGACACTTTTTGATAGTGTATTACCATCACAGTCGATGGCTACTAGTCCTGCCGGTTCGAGTTCGCTCATTAATTTTTCTGTTAGATCTCTGCCCATTTTACTCGACATTTACTACCTCCCATTTTTTAAGGTTACAATACTTGATAACTTTACTAATGTGCCAGCCTCTTAAACGCCGAAGTATTGGAGGAGTGTCAACTACATAATCTAGTTCCGTCACTACTCCTCCACAAAAATACCCAGATTTTATAGATATAACTGCCATTTACTCACATCCTTTTAAAAGGGCCCTCTCCTAGGACCTGGTCTTTTTCTATTCCTTTCGTTTTGGATTTTGTTTCTGATACAGCCTCCAAGATGAGGAGATGAAAGAGTGAAGTCTGAGATTTAGGAGAGGGCTTTTTGGTGATTATACTCTAAGGCTCCTAGCTGTGCCAACGCTTGCAGCACACTTCGGAAAAAGTTCCTTCCTAAGGTACTCCGATGGTTCTCTCAAGTATCTGTAGAGTAGTTTCTCGAAGGTAACGTATTCTTCCTTGGAGAATACAAGAGTTTTGCATCCCACTGATACTATGATACCATTATCTGCTGGGTGGATAACTACATCATAATCAGGTTTCATGAATTGTTCCCCTTATTGTTTAAATTTTAAACAAAAAGGGGCATCGCAGAATTAATCTGAAATGCCCCCATTTTAACTACCGCTTGCCGAATTTAATCTTGTTCGATTCCATGCCTTCGTAGTCCTCAATCACGAGGAAACACTCAGCACGCTTACCGATGAAGTCCATCGGGTCGAGACGGCCACCGGCACAAGGGATGTTGAACAACTGAAGATAACGTTTCATGAATCTGATTTTGTTCAGCTTCTTTTCGTCGTCATCACCAGGAAGGGGAAACGAGATGTTATGGAGTACATTAGCCGCTTCGGGATGGCCTTGAATCTCATGAATCACGAGGAGGCCCTTGAGCGTCCCATCATCGATCTTGGACTCTTTCAAATCCGACACAACCAGTTCGTATGAGCCTTCAGGTACCAGTTTGTCAACTTCATTTGGGTCGATGCCTAAGTCGATAAAACTCATTTTTCTAATCTCCTTTTTCGTCGTTGGTTAGTTGTGATTAGTTATGGGTATCGTTCGAGTCGGGGGAACCTAACTCACCTCCTCTTCCTTCGACCAAGTCCCCGGATTGGTCTAGCCAGGCTTTATCTCTCCACATTAAGCAGTCGCCCATTCGACTGATCTTGATGGAGGACAAGTCACACCTATACGATACATTATAGATACAACTTCTTATCATGCAATCAGTGACGACCGTACTCATTTATAAGTCTCCCTAATCCATATTTGGTGGGATCTGGGCAGGGCTTAGGTAACGTAACGTCGATGACCGGAGGAGCATTCTCGAAGGAACATCTCGCGGTCGGGAATAACTGGTCAGGTACAGTCTCCATAAGGTATTTAACCTGATTTCCGTCTCTGACCACTGTTGTGTGATAAATGTCACTGAATAAAAGTGGAAGTTTTGACACGAGTTGTCCAGGGACAAGTATCTGGTTTGCGACGGTTCTAAGGAGTTTGTCCTGAGATGCTTTTTCATGGCCAGTGAATACGATACCACAATTAGTGCCGACAGCACTCCTGACAATACGAGTAATCGTAAGGGCTTGGATACCATAATCGGAGATCTCCGGATTCTTACCGGCTCGGTTATTTATCTCTAAAATCCGGTCCATTATCAGGTCACCCAGCGTAGTCAATGAATCGAATATGAGCCAGTCAAACCCATTAGCTTGGAAGTAATCCTCCCTAATTCGCTGCTCGAAATCCTTCTCGAAATCCAAATAGGTCTCAGCAGGAGGATAACTTGCGCCTCTATCCTTCTGACCTTTGAGTGTAACAACACTCATTGGAACTACTCCTGCGATGAATGACTCTACCCATATATCATCTGTTGAGCGGAGAGAGTTAGTCCCTGCCGGGTCAAACATATAGATGAATTTCTTACCTGGTAAAGTACGGAGGAGAGTGGTTTTCCCACTCCCCCCAGCACCATATATCAGGAAGCGTTTTAGTACATCTTTTTGCATCTCTGATATATGAGGAGACATTAGTTAGCCACCTCCTCTACCTGGTCTTTCGTGATGTAGTCGTATGCCTCGTTCATGGCATCGATAGCGGCATCAATCACAATCTTACCATGCATAAACGAGCCGGTCATATCACCCTCAGTATGTACGATAAGAATAACGCCAGTGATTTCTGCCGGAGCAGAGTTAAGGAATTCATCGACTTGTTGACGGACAGATTTCTCTTCGTTTTCCATTACCAATCTCACATCATTAGATTCAGTCATTGTTCGTCTCCTTTTTTGTTTTTAGTTAGTAAGTAGCCTCTTTGGCTACAGTGAAGCCTTCTTTCTTGGCTACCGGTGGTGACATTTCCAAGATATCTTTAGCCATCCTTGCAGCACAGGTTACAATACCTACTGGATTTACATCTCCAATAGCGAAGCCTCCGGTAGATTCTTCAGTACACATAATGATTGCCATTCCAATAGGAGCTACCGGGGCTTTAGTTATCAAAGTATCAATAGACTTTAGTATTTCCTCTGCTAATTCTTTCGGTATATCAGTTTCGATTTCAATCTTCATTAGGTGCCTCCCATAGATACATATTGAGAAATTGTGTAGCGGCTTTAATTGTCCAGGGGTTGGTCTGGTCTCCCCTATGGGACTTGTAAAAACTATTGTCAGGTTTGAGAAATGTGAGCTTGTCAAAGAAGCCATCGTTGAGGACAACTACTTCGTACACATCCCACATCTCGACAAGTACAAACTCATAGTGAGTACAGTCACCGGGTTCGAGAGCCCCTGCAAAGCTAATTCTAGTTTCAAAGCTCATTCTTTACCTCCTCCACCCCGTAGCGGGAGCGAATCTTGTTTCTGTAACAATATTCACCGCATTTAAACGCTTCGCACTCTTTTCGCGTCGAACATTTGTCGAAAATTGTAAGGCACTCCCGCGCCACCCTCTTACGCTCCCGCGCGACAAGAAGTTCTTGGTCGGCTAGGTGTTGCGCTGCGAGGGCGGAGAGGCGTTCGTTCTCCGCGAGGAGGTCACGTCTTGCTGCGTCCCATGCTAGCTTTGCCCACTTGTACTCCGTTTGATGTTTTTGTGAATTAACCTGCCAATAGGCGCGGTCAAATTGAGTAGTAAACCACCATTCATCAAACGCTTCTGCTGTGTATTTCATATCACCTCCACTACCACACGGCGACCTATCCAAGAGTACGGGACTTCTGTTATTATCCCATAGCCCTTCCCAATAGATTCAAGTACTTCCCCCTCCCACGTTTCAGGCTCAGGAACAGGGCGGGAGTAGCGGCCGGCGAGTTCAACCCAATCTTCAAGGTTGTGAATAGGTTCTATATCACTGTAAAGATTCACCTTATATTTGTGGAGCCACCTCTTCACCTCCACCGTTTCAGTGCGTGGGGTGGTGAGTTCTTTGTAGATTTCGCTTGCTATCTTATGTACGCTCTCACCCTTAAGGGTATGCAACTCTATATGTTTCAACGCCTCCAACGCCTTATCCAGCTTCTCTTTCGTCGTCATATTACCTCCGTACCTGGCGCCTGAGGATATCTACCTCATGTCGAAGGGCATCGATTTCTTGACCGAACTCAGTACCGTCACTAGACACCCATATAGGAATCTCCACTCGCTTAGGAAAATCTCCATTGAGGAGAACCTTACCAGTTTTGGTAGTTTTAGTTCTGGCGCACCAATAGCAAGGTTTCTTGCCGGACACGTCGTGAGTTGTGATGTATCCAGCCTTGGCAGTGCTCAACTGGTGACAGGTATTTCTGGTGTGGTAGATATGAGATTCTTCGCCGGTATATAAGGTGGCTACATAATACACCTGCTCATTGTTTTCCTTTTCGCTCATTGTTGTGCTCCCTTTCGTAGATTAATTCTCTCCGTCTAAGAAAGTCAAACACAGTTTTGTACTCTAGGGAATTGTAGGTATAACACTTGGCGATACCTAATAGAAATCCCACTGTGTAGTATGTTTCATAGAGGGAGTCAGAATTACCTATGTATTGTTTGATTTGGTCCTCCATAGCCCTGTTGATGTAGTAGAAGTTTTCATGCAAATTAATCACCTCCTTTTTAACATTCATCTCCATTTTCATCGTAGTATATATCGGCACAAGGCCCTCCACAATGACGAATACTTGAGCCGTCGATAAATCTAGTTATTTCCTCGTAGCATCCTGTGCCTCCATTGTATTCATACTCTGTATTCCCATACTTCTCATAGCCATCAGGCCAGTTACCTAAGCATAAGGGATCTCGTTTTATCATTTCTAATCCCCGTTAGTGATTTGTACTTGGAAGTCCCCATCTTTCTCCTCAATGTGGAATGGCTCCCACTTATCTTCGATAAATCCATCAGGGCACTTCTTAGTTTCTGGGTCGTCCCAGAACTTACACAAATCGATATATGGGCAAAGGCCATAATACGTCGTGCAACTACTGGTGCACTTAGGAAATGCCGGGAGAAAGCCGACTGATTCTCCACCGGCTCGGTACTCTAGAAGGCGTTCTTCATTTACCTCTACCTGGTCAATCAGTTCTTGGACTTCCCACATCCAGCTACTTAGCTGGTTAATTTGTCTCGCAACCGGAATGCGTTTGAAGTCCATGCTGGTTTTCTGTACCAGGGCGCCGTCAATAATCACTTCTTTAAACCGCTCACCATAGGAGGAATGGCCTGCATGTAAATACCCGTCGATTTGGCCATTAGGGCTGAATTGCTGCATCCAGTTACCGGCAAACGACGAGCTAGTTTTGTGGTCTACTATATAGATATAGTTCATATACTCGAACACTTTGTCGAGTTTACCTACATAATAGATATCAGTCATGTTCGTGAGCGGAACGATGAATGGCCTTTCAATAGCCAAGATGTTGTATCTACGAAGCAAATCATGATATTGAGGAACATATAGTGATAACATTTGAGCTGCACGAGCAGGGGTTCTAGGATAATAATCGAAACCCAGGTCGTCGGATATCCCCTCTTGTGCCCACCTCTCGTTAAAGGAATGTACTCCCCCTTCGATAAGTGATGCCTCAGAGAATGAGAAGGCGTTAGCCCAGATGAAATCCATTGCTGAGTGCCAACTACTCCCAAATACCAGGGCGATACGAATAGATGTGGGTTCGAAATTCCTTATATGTCGATAATAGAATTTACGAGGACACACCCTATAGGTATCGAGTGAGGAGTTATCGAAGAACCTAATACCAGATGGTAGTATCATGCCGGATAATGGCTCTAGACGAACTACCTTATTCAATTCAGGACTGAAATCTTTGTCATTCATTGTCGGCTCCTTCCTCCAACTGGTCGAAGAAGATTTTTCTTGCTATATATCTATCTTTACGAAATAGCAAGAGGTTTAATCTCCTATGTTTCATGGCGAATTGACTACAGCCAATCGTGCATAGGGTGGTCAGGCTAGTCAAGATAATCCAATCATCTGGGGAGGAATCCTTTAGAGATTCGGCCCATATCCTAGCCATTGTTCCCACAGCAAAGGAGTTAATCTGTCCCTTGGTGACATACTCCAGTTCACCGAACCGCTCGGCGTCAGAGTAGTCGTGCGCTCCTTTATTTGGGACAAATACTTTAGACACAATATCACCTCCCCTTATTGTTTAAATTTTAAATGAATAGGTATGTTGAATTGTTCATAATTGAGCATCTAATGTAGAAAGAAAGGGCATAGAGGCCCCATGCCAGACCTCTATGCCCAATAGCCAACCGGAGGGTTGGTTGACCAATTCCTTAGGCCGCTTCGTCTCCACCGAGAAGCGCTCGGAGTTCTTCCGGACTCAGTTTGGCGAACAGAGCCTTGGCTTTCTCGAACGTCGAGACGGAAGCCCTGGTGGCTTTTACGCCAGGTTTGTACTGAGCAATGAACTCAGCGATATCCGCGTCGGAATACTTGAACGTTCCATCTTCGTTGGTTGCTTCGAGTCGACGCCGGGCTGCCGCTTGGAGAGCGATAACTGCGGAGTCTTCAAAGTTCGAATATACAATCTCATCTCCGAATTTCTCGGCTGCCGCAGCGAGAGACCCGCCGAAATCATACTCACCATCTACTTTACGGTCTACCTTTGGTGCGCTAACAGTGAAAGTTGCCATTTTTGAACTCCTTCTCTACATTGTAGACTTGATGGTAGGTCATCACCCTATTAAGTTAAGCTAAGGACTTTTACCACTACAGCTTTCGCTGCCAATTTACGTTTGCGAGACGTGGTTAGAGGTTTATACCCTCAACCTAAATTGTTTGTGGTCTGGACTTTGTCTTGGGCATAGAAGGTGGAGGCCACTTAGCACATCTCTTACCGTCTTATGGACCTTCCTTAGCCCCTCCCCGTCAAGTCTCTACACATTCCAAAGATTTGGTTTTACCCACGGTCATGAACCAAGAGAACTACTTTCTTTGGCTTCGCTCGGCGGTGGCATAGCAGGCAATAACCCAACTTGCGTCGGTACTTACATCCTTGCACTTTAGCGTTCGCCGAATTTGAGGAGATTCACCATACGCCTTTCGGTTGAGAGGTTCGTTCGGTTATCCCAACATTACAGACCGGTCACGTTTTCACCCTCTCATTTTTCGTAGGTGCCCTTTATACTATGTGCCAGGTATTTGGGGATTTATTCCCTGGCCGTCCTTAGTCAGATTATTAAGAATCTGTCCCCCTAGGAAAATAAAAACCGTTTGTTCATAATCTCCACCATGAAAATATGGTATCATGAACATAGCGCAGATGTCAATAAGTTTTTTCATCAGGCCGGAATTTATTTGTTTGACGCTTTTGGCGTTTCTCTAGGCCGAAGAATCTCCTAAGTACTGCATCCGGTGTCTCAAAACCCTTTGCACTGCTCTTTAGGACATCATACACTTCTTCGGACACACGAATGGTAGTAGTTCCACAAACGAACTTTTTCTTTCTCATACCTAATCTCCAAGATAAGCATCGTCATCAGGATAATCGGGCTCAGGATATTGACTATCGAAATCTTTCCAACACAACTCGACAAGGGCATCATAAGCCTCACCGCATATCAGTTCGAGGATACTCTCATTTTTATGGAGTACCTCTACCAATTCGATCTCTGGCGGTTCGTCGGGTTCGAGAGCAGGTCCAGCACCGGCTTTACCACCAAACGAATCATGAGCGCCGTGATAGCCCTTGTAGTATCTGTATTCAACCTCGAGTTCAATTCCCCATAATTTAGTTTTCATCTCTTACCCCTCCCAGCCTACGTTTTTAGATGCCTGTACGTGGTCACATTCGTCTCGTTTCCGAAACATCACATCGGCATAGTACTTACCCATCTCGCCTTGAAACATTGGATCTCCTATTGGAGCAAATCTCCACTTACGGAGAAGAGTCTCGTAAGAGGCTTCATCTATCCACTTTTTGATTCTTGGGTCTATCATCTTGATATCCTCCGTATGAAATCCTCATCTACTTGCTTGCGGGTTTCTTCTAGGGCCTTCTCAAGTTCTTCAGTTGCCATCTTAGCATACTTGTCCAGTACCGGATTCGGAAGGGCATCCATAGACTCATCTGGTACCGGAATAGGAGATTCCTCTGCCTGAATGTCAACATCTATTACTCCTTCATAGATGAATTTCTCAACTATTTCAATACATTTCTCAGGAGGGATATCCATCCCTAGTTGGTCAGCCATAATAGCTATAGACATGCCTACTGCATCGGAGATATCAGTAGGTACGTAGTTCGACTTCTTACATAGAGCGAGGCAGTTTACAATGTCCCACTCTCCTAGCTCTATCTTCATCTTGTTCTCCCTATTCGTTGAAATTTTAAACGATCAGTGACAATGATAAAGTAGGGCTAATACGAATATTAGCCCAATCCATGCCAGATACCTCCATGTTGACAATTCCATTATAGATAGTTCTCCTCCTCCCTCATCATTTCTTTGGCCTCCCATAGTGCCGCCCAGTATTCTTGGATGACACAGGTACGGGATTTTACCAGCTTGTCGATTAGCCACTGCTTATCCCGCTTCTGTAACTCATGTTTACAATTCGGGCAGTTGGCAACTGCTAATACTTGTCTTCGTCTGGGTTCTACCATCAGAGACCGGTTTGGAACCGATACGGAGACAAATCCACCCTTATGTTTGTACATATTATAGAGACGATACACATTAGAGTGGCAGAGGTTACAGTGACTAATTACTTCCAGGGAGTATGAGGGCGTTGCCGCCCTCACCTCCTTCTTCTTTTCTACTGCCGGAGGAGCTTTCTTATCCAGCAGGTTCCTTATTAATTGTTTCATCTCGGGATTGGCGAGAAGGTCTTTCAGTTCCTGGTCAGTCATAGTACGACCTCCTTGAAGATGTCCCAGAGTTGTGACGACGACCAAGTTACCAGATAGGTTATCGAAAGGGCCTTTTCGATGTCCAGCATGGCAGGATGATGTAATATCCGACGACTGCCACATATCTGATGAATTAGTCTAATTATAATAATAATTACAGGGCCCATCTACCACCTCCTTTTAGGTGGAGTGAATGAGATGCATCACGACCAGAGCTGAGAAGATTACCTCGAGAAGCGTTACGGTTACGTCTCGAGACCTCATATTACCACCTCCTTTATACTGACATAGCTGGGGTATCTACCATGACTTTGCTCAGGGCTGTCCTTGCCGTAGTCTTGGCGAATGCACTTAGTTTCTGGTACACGGATTCGTTCCACAGAGGTTTGCCTGGAATATCTGCTACTAATTCTAGGAGTGCTGCCATTGCCAATATATCTCCTTCAGATGGCTCCGACATATCAGAGCATATCTCCAGCATACGACCGATACCTGCGAGTTCATATATTGTCTGAATACTCTGGGGTTTGAGGGCGCTCTTCTGTAACATTGCCCCGCTGAGTCCTCCTATGATTTCATAGAGGTCCTTGGTTTCTTCTTCATTTAAGATAGTCCTAATCATTTGTCATCTCCTTTTTTTGGTTTTAGTACACTTCCCGGCAATCAAGTATGGACAGGTCAAACAGCATCCGGGGCAACCGTCGAACCTTTTCATTTTCTATACCTCCTCTCTTTTCCTGGATATCATTACCCAGGGATAATATCCGCACTTGGGACAAGCTGGGTTTCCAAAACATACCGGATGGAGGTTTTTATGCCTCATATCCCTTAGCCAGTCGGAGTTACATTTGCATCGAACAACTAATCCCTTGTAGCAGGTTATACCAACATCTCTTCTTTTCATTGCTGCCTCCTTTAAAGGATGATTTTTGCCACTATCAGAACCACAGCATACCAGAAACTGGCGACTACTAATATACTAAGTAGTAGACGCCAGTTCCACCTACTCCTACTCGTTTTGTTATTGATTTCTCCCTGGTACATTTTCATTTTCTTCACCTCCTAAATAATTCAAGGTCATCTGATGTGATACCTGTCTGTTCGTATTCTCCTGTGCAATATTTGCATACTCTAGTTTCCTCATCCATGTCTTCATTGAAACATATCTCGCCACATTGTGGACAAGGAAAAAATACATACTCCTGAGCTGCCAGCATTACTGGATGTTCACCAAGGTGTTTATCGGACAAGTAGGCAGTTGCTCCGTGGTCATCAATTAAGATAATTTTCATTTCTAATCCTCCGTGTTGGGTTTAGGTGCTGGCCGGGACGTTGGCCGGATACCATTTTAATATGCAATAATTGTGCCCGGACATTGGAAAATCCACCATTAGATGATATATTTTCTTCCATCTAACCATTTAAATTTTAAACGATTAGTTGTTATCATTATTATCTTTAATGTGCTCCGCTCTGAGTGGTTGCTCAGATGAGGAGGAGAATATTTGTGTTTTGGGTGGTTGCTCCGCTGAAGCGTCGCCGGGCCTCGATAATTGCTTCAATGGAACGGTGATTTTTGCTAATAGATCATCTTCCCTCTGTTGATATTCATTCTGATATATCTCCTGGTCTTGCTGTCTGATGGCCTCGTCTATCTCTTGTTGAGATATGTTTAGTACCGGGGCTGCATCGATAATTTGGGGTCTATATATCTCCTTAGATTGTTTCAATATGGGAATAGTTGGCATTTGATAAGATGGATTATTTTTAGATGGATGAAGTGGACATAATGAAGACGGCTTTACACGAGTTGGGTCTTCTGGACTCTTGTATGAGTGTATACATTTAGGTGTTGGGAGAGGTTGAAAATACCTACAATTAAAACAGTAGAAATACATCCGTCTAGTTTGTTTTCGATTGTAATATGAGTGGTCGGATTGTCTTGACATGATGGGAGCTCCTTCTTTTGAAGATTGAGGACCGGATGGTAGATACATTTGTAAATGGTGATATATAATATCATAATATGGAGTATTGGTAGATGTCAAGAAAATAATTGTTCCTGACGAACAAATATCGTACATTTATCGTACAAAAATCGTAATAAATACAATTTCGTGGGGTCCTGTGCTCCCAATGGGTGTTTAAACGAATAGATGATATTTATATATAACTAAATATATATAATAGATTATAATTGAGTACCCCTATCCCCCCCGTCTTGAGATTATTAAAAAAAATAAATTTATAGATATAATAATATATATATTTAATGATAAAACCATATTTATATATCTATATAGATATATAAAATCATCTATTTGGTTAAAATTTCAACGAATAGAGGATATATTTATCATCTATTCGTTTAAACCATTTGGATGTGTATGCATCCCCACAAAATTGTAATAAATACGATATTTGTACGATTTTTGTATGGTTTTTGTTCGTCGAGTTTTATCCATTAATAGATAAATAAATAATCATCTTTCGATAAAATAAACGAAAAAAGCTCCTCATTTGCATAAGGAGCTATTCTATAGATAGACATAATCATCCAAGACATAAAAAACATCGTTCAAACGTCATAATTGGGATTATATACTCCTTCCTATCCAATATCATGGATACTTCGATATTAGATACTTTTCCATTATACCTCCAATAATGGTTTGCTTGGATAGTCACAGCGTTTGCATAGCTATCATCAACGACTTTCCAAGCAAGGATTTTAACCCTATTAACATATAACATTTTTAACACCTCCTTTCATTGTGGGATTGATGACATCTCAAGAGAGCATGAGCTTTTTGAATTGAATTGATTAGTAAATGTTTATTCCCATATCCTGAGCCAAATCCTTCAATTGAGATTTCTTGTGCTCAAGCCTGTCGATTTGATACGTCAACAAATGGAATGTATCGGTTATCCCTCGTTCAATCGCTTCTCGAGGAATGTCTTCAACAAGCAACTGGATTGACAACCGTCCGATTGTCAATGTAGCACGTTGGGATCTTCTGGCTTTTTCCTTTTTAGCTGACATGATATCCTCCTCGGATGCTCATGCCCCCGTGAGATGTCATCATTTTGTCATGGCATGGTATCGCCCCCGATGGATAGAGAAATTATTCAGTGGTCGACGCTTCAACCGTTTTCTTGATTTGCTTCAACAGAGTGCGGATAATTTTTTCCGCGTCGGCACGGGACGTGTCTACAGCAAGAATGCCAGCCGCTTCCAAATTGGGACGAATGCGGTTGTAATCCTCGTCCGATACCGGTATTGATGCGGAACGGGTTCCGGGCTTGTGGAGCTTTATGGTATCCCCGTTTTTGATTTTATCTTTCCGCCATTGCCCCTGAAGATACACAATAATACCATTGTTACATGCCCACTCCAACATGGAATCGTTATCCATGTCGGACAGGTCCACCGAAAACCCCAACGTTTCGGGAACGTCACCTTCCTTTTTTCTGCATGTGAATTCAACATTGATGGTGGTCGGGAATTCGAATGTCAACATGATGCACCTCCGATTGTAATGTATCGGGGGCGGTATCATGCCATGACGTATTCAATTGTCAAAGAACGCGTACCGGTCGCCATGTGGCACGTCCGGCGTGGGTCTCCGCCCACACCATATATAATGCAATCGCCATGCCACATCATGCCATGTGCCAGCCGGGACCGAATTTCATGGGTATGGGTGCGTACCCCTCCCGGTATGGGGGAATTGCGAGCGGCGACGCGCGGGAGACCATTCCAGACAAAACTGGCGGAAAAATATCTATATGAGTAATTGTAACGTAGATGAGGATACCATCATCTATTCGTTGAAAATTTAAATGGATAGACGTATATAGTTGATGCATCTGGAGATATACATCAGTTACCATATGGAGATACATATCAGTCACCGGTCTCCATCACGATTCCGGTATTTGTACTAGTCCCCAACAGTAATATAGCTCTTGCGCCAAACCCGGCCGGAATTACTCAATATTCCTCATCGACTGGCGTAATATCAGTTTGACATCTCTGGCCGGCATCTGATATAATATATGGAATGGAGGCCCAGTATGAAACGAATATTCTCTGCTAGAACAATCACAGGTATTTGTAGCAGATATCCAAGGAAATATTTTGTCTATGGACTTCTTTTAGCAGATGGGAGTATTTACTATGGAAGAACTGGAACATTAGTTGATAGATTAGGGCAGCACCTAACTGGGTGTGGTGCTATGCAGACAATTGTAAATGAGCCTATAGGACTTATCTATCTGCATGAGTGTAGTTCATTACTAGAATCTAAGGCGCATGAACTAAAGGTTCATCATGCTCAAAGATCTGGTACATTGTACCGATGCGTACCGGCTCGATACAGAGGACTATTCACAGGAATAGTCGCACTTCTAAAATCCTACGGATATTTATAATAGGATTCATTTAAAATTTAAATGGATAGGGCTATATAAATACTCATTGTTTTCAGTTACCTGAATGTCAATACGACATGCTACAATGGGCTTAAGGAAACTAGTATCTTTTATTTATAAGGACACAATTATGAGGCATCCAAGACGAGCAATACCTGCCCAACCCATTAAGCATATGTGGGAGAGGCATAAGGAGATAGCTAGACTAGTGCTGGTGGGGCACAGACCAGTTGATATAGCAGAACAGATTGGGATATCTCAAACTGCTTTGTCTATAATAATGAACTCTCCAATCTTCAAGGATCATTTACAGAAACTATCCATGAAACGCGATAAGAAGGCATTTGAAATTAAGGACCGACTCGAGGATATAGCTCATGAGGCTACTGAGTTATTAAATAGAGTTATGATGGGTGAAGAGGGTGCGAGTATTAATGCCAGGGCTAGAGTAGCCCAAGATATATTAGATAGAGCTGGGTATGGAAAGACTTCTATTCAGCGAAATGAGAATGTTAATATTACCCTCAATGCAAATAAAATTGAGGAATTGAAGAAAAAGAGGGCTGAGATGCTCTCTGCAATCAATCCGGTACAGATACCACAAATGTAGGGTGGCCAAGGCCATCTTACAAATGGTGGTCTTGGAGATAAGAAAATGGATGTATTTCAGTATTTAGAGCAGAAGGATCTTGAAAAACGAATTCGGGAGTTGATGACGTATAACTCTCATAAAAACTTTGTTCAGAGACTTCTAGACCCAAATATGGCTAAGCCTATTACACTAGATGATGGTGTGGTAGGGACCCATCTGATGGCTACTAGTGGTAATTATATCTATCCGCAGATTATCCAGGATAGAAATACCGGTGAACTTCGTAGATTAATGCCTCGTGATGCATATGAGTATGCTATTAAAACTGGAGAGTATATTAAGGCCAAGACTCCTCAAGAAGCTGATATGTTTTCAAAAGGATACAAACGAGTGCTAGGTTGGGAGAAGTAACTTGAATACCGCTGAGCGACTAGAATATGAGAATGTCGAGGAGTTACTGCTGCCGTGTGTAGATTCAACGGCACATGCGGCAGTAACTCTCTTCGAAGAGCACATATCGAGGCCATTTTGTCCACTCCACAATACTATTTTTGGGTATATAGACGACCCGACCAAACGATTAGTGGCATTAGCTGCCCCTCGTGGATTTGGGAAAAGTACTGTAGTCGGTCTTTGTTTTCCGGCCCGGCTAGCGCTATTTCGACATGTCCACTATATTGTATATATCAGCGCCACTGCGACGGAAGCAGCGGCTAAAGTGAAGATTTTAGCACAGGAATTAATTGGAAATCCATTGATACGGGAACTATTTGGGGAGTTGAAAGGTGTAAAGTGGGCTGAGGAGAAAGGTGAAATTGAGCTTAGTGACGAAAACGGTCCGTTTTGTTTTATCCAAGCGAAAGGAGCTGGTTCTCAAGTTCGAGGACTTAAATGGAGGCAATTTCGCCCGGATATTTTCATTGTCGATGACCTTGAAGATAAGGAAGATGCCCAAAACGAAGATAACAGGAAGAAATTAAAGAAGTGGTTTTTTGGTTCTCTGCTTGGTGCGATGGACAATGCAGAGTTTAGCCAATCAAGATTGGTAATGATTGGCACTGTTGTACACGAGGACTCTCTACTCGCCAATCTCATCGATGAAGGAAAAGAAATAGATGCGAATGAACTTGAGCTTGACGATATCTCGAGAGAACTCCTCGAAACCCTGGAGAAGTTTTACACTATTAGACTCGAAGCATGTGACGATCAGTTTAATTCTATCTGGCCTGAGTTCATGTCAACAGAGCGTATCAGAGCTAAGGCAGCGGCTTATGAGGCTCGAGGGCTCTTAGATGTTTTTTACATGGAGTATAGGAATGTTGTTATAGCTGGGGAGAATGCGGCGTTCCTGAAATCCATGTTCAAGTATTATGATGAGGCTGAATTAGGGAAACATCTCTCGAAATGCGAGAATGTTGTTATAGTTGATGCCGCAAAGACTGCTAATACAAGAAGTGACTTGACAGCGATTGTAGGTATTGGTTTTGATAGAATAAATAATAGGGTATATTTTAGAGATTGTGTTAATAAAAAGCTGCTTCCTGATGAGATATTTAAGGAAGCGTTAGATATGGCTGATAGACTTGGCGCTTATGTGATAGGCCTTGAGGTCACTGGTATTAATAACTTCATCACCTATCCGTTCCAGCAGTATATAGCGAATAGTAATCGTAAGAGATATTATGAGATAGTTGAGATAAAGGCTATTAAAGCCAAAGATTTAAGAGTTGCTGCACTTGTACCGTTTTATAAGATGGGAGCGATATATCATAATAAGGATTTAGATATTCGTGGGGCTCTTGAGGCACAGCTATTGAGTTTTCCATACTCAAAATACTGGGATGTTATGGACTGCTTCGCGAATTTCATTGAGTTGTTTGATGTAGGTGATAGGTCGTTTAGTTATGTATATAACAATGAACAAGATGATAAGCCATTAGATATTGAGGCTGAATATGCTATTTTGGATGAGCAAGATCAGGTAGAAGATAAGTTACTTAATTGGCGATGTGTCTGATTGTTTAAAATTTAAACGAATAGGGGAAATAAAATGGCCAAATCAGTTCATAATGATGTACTGGATGCAGCACTCAACTACATCAAAACCAACGGAACTTTAATGACGGTTTGTTCTACAGAACCGACTACATATGCCGAGGCATCTTCAACGTATAAGTTGGCAGATGTAGTTATTGATTCGTCTGATTTTACAGGCCCTGCAGATGATTCCAGTGGCCGGAAGCTGACAACGACTGAGCAGGCATCTGTTTCAGTTGATTCAAGTGGAACTGCCGCTCATATTGCTATCTGTGACTCCGGCAATAGTAAACTGTTGTATGTTACTACGTGTACTAGCCAGGCACTGACCGCTGGGAATACAGTTACTATCCCTGCATGGAAAGTAAATATCCAGGACCCGACATAATGAGATGAAAAACGGTAACTGTTTATTGTACGCTCTATGGAAGTGGATAACAAGGGGAGGTTATCTTGTTATACGCAGGTCTCACGCATCGAAAATTATCCCTCATTTCTTGCATATTGATGCCAGTGCTTGTCTTGACAAGCGTTGTATGTCTCAGTTTACTCCTAACTATCCAAAAAGTACGTGGCAAAAGTTCATTCATAAGCTTTGGTTCAAAGGGCGGGTGAAGCAAGGTGATTGAACGTAATGGCAGACTTATTCTATCGTCTATCGTTGAATTGATAACAAAGTATACAGATAAGGAGATCCAGAATGGAACAAGCACAACACGTAATATTTGCCGCACATATCAGGGCAAACACGAACGCA